CACAGATGTTACGAGATATGTTCTCTTTAACGATAATAAAGGAGCTGACATTATCCGGGATGCTTTCTTTAACGCTTTGCTAAAAGGCTTAGGTGTTATTAAGTGTTATTACAATGAGGCTATAAGCAAAACAAAAGAAACATACACTGCTGTATCACAAGAAGAACTAGGGATGCTTCTTAACGATAAAGGTGTAGAAATAATAGAACAACAAGAGAATATACAAGAGCCTATCCCAGTTGGCACAGATCCAATGACAGGTGAGCCACTATTACAAGCTCCTCCATCAACCTATGATGTTGTATTAGAAAAGACAGAAGATTGCAGCCGAGTTAAGATTGAGAATATTAATCCAGACGACTTTATTATTAACAAAGATGCAGAAAGCATAGAAGAGTCATCATTTGTAGCACAAAGATTATTACTCACAAGAGCTGACCTAGTTGACATGGGTTTTAAAAAGAGCGTTGTAGATGAACTAAAGACAGATGATGAAGAGGGATTTGAGTCTAACCAAGAATTTGATTGGACAACACAACAAACAGAAAAGACTGTTGACCCAACACAAGAAATTATAGCCTGTTATGAATGTTATGTAGACATTGGTAATGATGAAGGTGAATCAATAAAACATAAAATACTCTACGCATCTAAAACTATTCTTTCAGATGAAGAAATAGATTATATTCCATTTTATTCATTATGCCCATTTCCAATGCCTAATGAATTTTACGGACAAAGTATGGCAGACCATACAATGGACTTGCAAGTTGTTAAGACCAGTATTACACGACAAATGCTTGACAACCTTTACCTCACCAACAATTCACGAGTTGGTGCAGTAGAAGGCCAAGTAAATCTGGACGACTTACTTAACTCAACAGCAGGCGGTATCATTAGAATGAAGAATCCTAATGCTATTGTGCCTATGCAAGTACCATCATCAGCAAGTCAATCATTCCCAATGCTTGAATATTTAGATCAACTACAAGCAAAAAGAACAGGCGTATCTGACCTTAATCAAGGATTAGATGCTAACGTATTACAGAATGTAAGTGCAACAGCAGTAGCAACAATGACTGCTCAATCACAAGGCAAGTTAGAATTAATCGCAAGAACATTTGCAGACACTGGCATTACTGGGTTGATGCAAGGAATATTCCACTTACTTTGTAAATACCAAAATGAGCCTCGTGTAATGAACATAGCAGGTAAGCCATTAGAAGTTAATCCTAGAGAATGGGATGATAGATATAGTGTTGAAGTTCACGTTGGACTTGGTAAAGGAACACAAAATGAAAAAATTGGTATGTTACAAATGGTTCTGGCTAAACAAGAACAAATCCTACAACAGTATGGAATAAATAATCCATTAGTTACAATTCAACAATATAGAGACACACTTGCTAAATTTATTAACGCTTCCGGGATGGCAGACGATAAACAGTTCATAAAAGAGGTCACTAATGAAGAAATGGCTAAACTCATGCAAATGGATGCACAAGCTGATAAGACACCGCCACAGGTCAAGGCAGCTGAAGCCATCGCTCAAGCGGAGCGTGAGAAAGCTCAGATGAAAGCACAAACTGATATGGCTAAACAACAGTTAGAAACACAAAAGCTACAATTCAATGTTGAAAAAGAAGCACAAGAGTTACAACTAAAAGCACAACAACAACAGTTAGATGCAGATAGAGAGATGCTACAAATAGAAACAGAAAGAGCAAAATTAGAAGCTGACATTCAACTAAGAGAGTCAGAGATTGCAATCAAAGAACAAAAGAATGTAATCACTGCTGATAATGACCAAACTAAAAACATTATTAGTGCAGTTGATAAACTAGCAAGTGCAGCACAAGGAAACGTATGAGGAGATTAAATGGAAGTTCAGGAAGTTAGCACAGGCTACGAGCCAAGACCACCACAAAAAGAAATACATAAAGCAGTAAAGAATAGCAGATGGACAGTGGCAGTTTGTCATCGTAGAATGGGTAAAACAGTTGCAGCAATTAACCAATTAATTCACTCAGCTTTGCAGTGTGAAAAGAACGCACCACAATATGCTTACATCGCACCTACATACTCTCAGGCTAAAAGAATTGCGTGGGACTACCTTAAAGAATACACAAGACCACTTGGAGGAGTGCCAAATGTCTCAGAATTACGAGTCGACTTTATGGGCAGACGTATCTCACTGTATGGTGCTGATAATCCTGATGCCCTTCGTGGTATTTATCTCGATGGTTGTGTTATCGATGAGTATGGTGATGTTAACCCTGGCCTATTTACAGAAGTTATACGACCTGCTCTTTCGGACAGGATAGGATGGGCAATGTTTATTGGTACGCCAAAAGGCAGTAACCATTTTAAAACATTAAGAGACTTTGCTGACACAGATGACAATGAGAATTGGACACTAAAAGAATTTAAAGCATCAGAAACAAAACTAATAGATGCAGAAGAGCTTAAAGATGCTAAAAAAGCAATGGGAGAAAATAAGTACGAGCAAGAGTTTGAAATATCATTTGAAGCACCTATTGTAGGAGCTTATTATGGTGAGTTACTAAAAGAACTAACTGACAAACATAGAATTAGAGAAATTCCAACAGAGGCAGCAACACAAAAAATAACTGCATGGGATTTAGGTATGTCTGATTCAACTGCAATATGGGTAGCAGAAACAATTAGTGGCGAAGTTAGGTTAATGGATTTCTACGAGGCATCTGGTGAGTCTTTAGACCATTACATTGCTTGGTTAGATGAAAAAGGGTATAGAGATTATACTCACATCATGCCACACGATGTTAATGTTAGAGAGTTGCAGACAGGAAAGTCTCGATACCAATTTTTAACAGAGGCTGGATTAGAAATTGAAGTTGCACCAAAAGCATCGGTAGAAGATGGAATACAAGCAGCAAGAAGAATACTACCTAATTGTTGGTTTAACAAAGACAAGACAAGATCTGGATTAGAGTGTCTACAGAATTATCGTAGAGTCTTTAACGAAAAAACTAGCTCTTTCCAAAACAGACCATTACATGATTGGAGTTCTCATGCAGCAGATGCTTTTAGATACTTAGCATTAGGAATGGACACTGCTGGTAACGGACAAAGAACAGACTGGTCAAAACCATTTGAAACAACATTAGATGGCGATTCATATAAAGATTATTACGTTTAAGAGGATATTATGGCAGAAGAAGTTAAAAAGAAAGTAGGCGCACCCAAAGGAAACAAGAACTCCACTAAAGATAAAAGAGTTTGGGGTAAAATAGTGCGTAAACTAGCAGTCCAAGAAGATTATAAAAAACTACATTCAGTCGCTAACGCACTTTATGCTAAAGCTGAAGATGGAGACATCTCTGCTATTAAAGAATTAGGCGATAGATTAGATGGTAAAGCTATGCAAGAAATTGGTGGTGGTGATGAGCCAATTACCATTGTAGTTAAAACAGGAATAGACTCTGATGATTAATGCACAGGGCATAGCTAACATTCTTAACGATGATTCTTTTAAAGAAGCAATGGACGACCTAATAAAAACACATATAAATATGTTAATACATTCAGATGTAGATGATAAAACAGCAAGAGAAATATGTTACATGAGAATTACAACAGTAAACGAAATAATGGCTCATTTGCAAAGTATCGCAGATGGTAAAAAAATAGAAGACAATAAATGGGAAATATAATATGGCATTGCTAGACTTTATGAAACAGGGGACACAGTGGTTAACTGATAACACAGGTATGGATTGGAATACAGTCCAAAGAGATCCCGGATTAGCAGCTAAGAGACTTATGGGTGGAGAAGTTAGTCCATATCAAGCACAACCACAACCAACACAAAATAATTTACTAGCAACGCCTGAAAATATTGTCGTAGACCCTTCAATGCAAAATAGAGTAACTTATAATAACCCAGAGTTTACTCCTGATTACAGAACTGTGCAAAATACATCAAGCTTAGACGATTTATATGGTAATAATAATGGTTGGGACAGAAATAGAAAAGAACCTCAAGCGTTAAATTTTGATAACAGAGTAACATACCAAAACCTACCTCAAAAGAAAGCAGATTATGAAGCAGGTCTTATAGCAGAAGACAAGTTGTACGGAGACTATCCTATGCTAGGCTTTACTGAAATTGCACCAGGCCTAAGAGCAAGTGATCCAATCCCAGGTGGGTACTCTGAAGTAGACTTAATTAACGAAGACAATCAAAGAAAGTTTGAAGAAGAGCAAAATGACATTAAACAAGCTGAAAAAGACAAGGAAAGTTTTGAGTTTAATCCACATCCAAACAGAACACCAGACACAACACCAAAAGAAACAAGTTGGTTAGACTCTTTAATGTGGAGTGATGATTCTAATGGTGCAGCAATGATGGAGTATTTTAGAGATGGTGGTGATAGAGATCCAGTGGTAAACCTTGACCAAAGCTACAATACAAATGAATTTAATCCTAACGATGGTTCTAGTGGAAACTCTGGTGATCAAGGAGTCTTTGACACAGTAGTTAATTTTGGTAGGGGGATATTTTCAGATGAAGGTGAAGCATCAGACAGTAAAGATCCAGTGTTAGCTAACACAGCACCAAAAGAGCGAGATGCTTACCTTAAACTTAGGCAGGATGAACAAACTGCTATTCAAATAGATGCGTTAGACATTCCTGATGCAAGAAAAATAGAGCTATATAATCAAAAAGGTATTCCTGTTCCTGATAAATATGGCATGAAAGGCTTAATCTCAAAAAAGTAGAACGCCAAGCTAACTCTGGCAATTACAATAGGATTAGCAACATGGTAGCAGGTGGTAATGATAACATCGTAGCTGGCATATTAAACCCAACAACATTAACTGACGAGGATGTAAAATTTAGAGAGTCTAGTGGTAATCCATTAGCTCAAAATCCAAATACATCAGCTCGTGGCTTATATCAAATTACTTCTAACGCTAGAAAAGATGCAGAGAAGTTT